GATATAGGGGTAGTAGTTAGTGCAAAGGGGGTACTATGGCAGTGCTGCATGATGTCTTCATTGCGTTTTGCTATATCGTTGGGATTCTCGCCATGGCCGCGATTACTCTCGCGCTGTTTTGCGGACTCCTCGCGATGAACAAGAAGAATAAGAGGTAGAGATGGCGATTGCCCTCCTTGAAAACATTGCGGATTTGTGGCGACGCGGATTAGTCCGCGAGGCCGACTACTCGCTGTCGGGGCACGAGGAAACCGGGGGGGCATATTCAAACGGGTGGGTGCGCGCTGGCGGCGGACAGGATGACGAACTCGCAGTAGACATCTACGAGCAGATGACGCAGGCGTTCCGCGCCTACCGCCTCGATCCTCGGGCGAAGAACATCATCGAGACATACGTTGCCTACATCATGGGCGACGGCTACAGCGTGAAGTTTGACAACGAGGCGGACGCGAAGGCGTGGAAAGAGTTCAAGGAAGAGAACGGATTCGATGAGAAGTTTACAGAGGCCGTGCGCCTCATGCTCGTGCGCGGGGAACATTTCTTCCGTCTCTTCGGCGATGAATTCCAGGCTAAGAAGATCCGGCACCTCGACGCGACGCAGGTTGGCGACATTGAGACGGCTGATGGCGACCCGGAGGAGGTAACGAAGTATATCGGGCGCGACCAGTATTATGGGACCGCATGGGGGCCAGATGAGCTGATCCACCTCTCCGTCTTCAACTACGGGCAGAAGAGAGGGCATAGCATCCTTGAGCCGATCCTTTCCGACCTCGCCAAGAAGCGAAAGTATCAGAATGCCCAGGCTGTTATCGTTACGATTCTAGCGAGCCTCCCTATCATCCGCAAAGGCCCGTGGACTACAGAGCAGATCGCGGCACGCAGGAATGACTTTGCGGGCTTGCCGCCTCCGGGAGCGGTTGTTACGGCCAGCAACAAGGAAGACTGGAGCGTTCCAGACCACCCCGCCGCCAGAATGAACTGGCGCGACCAGGGCAGGTCGCTGGATCTTTCCATCTCGGCTGGTGTCGGGTTGCCGTACTACATGGTGTTTGAGGACTCAAGTGACTCTAACTATTCAGCAACGCTCGTCGCCGAAGCTCCTGCTATGCGCCGCTTCAACGAGATTCAGAGAACGGTATGCCGCTCGCTTGAGAAGCTGGTCAAGCATGTAGTTAATCCATCCGGAGAGTTCAAGGCCGTATTCTACCCGATTGCCCCACGCGACACCGAAGCTGAGGTTAGGGCATGGTCCGAGCCGTGGATTTTGCAAGGCATGTCTTGGCAGACGTGGGCCGAGAAGGTTGGAATTGACCCCGAAGAGGAAGAGAAGAGGATGAGAGACGAGGGAATCTGGCCTCCGAGGGGAGCCCTGAGCGGCCTCGGGGCGCAGCAGGATGCCCCGCAAATGCCCTCAGACGGCACGGGCGGCCAACAGTGGCGGTCGCCGACGAAGGATATCGTTCGCAAATCCATCAACACCGGAATCGGCGCGCAGAATATCGAACAGTAGGGGGCAATTATGGACTGGCTACAACTCGCGAGCCTTCCTTTAGCAGCCATTCTCATTATCGTCATCGGATGGGTGCTAAATCGGCAACAGAAGCAGTATCTAGATGTAGCAATCCTTCCCCTCAAGCGCGACTTTGAGAAGTCTGTCGATGCGATGACCGCTCTTGTCAAAGAGAACTCAGAGGACATCGAGCGCGAACTGTATGCCAGGATCGACAGGTTGACGGCTGTGGTAGAGAAACTGATAGAAAAACTCAATGCAACTTCTGGCAACTCGATCTAAGGAGATGCGATGGTTGAACACATCGGCGCGACTGAAAATTCGGCTCCACCGACTCAGTGGTGGGAGACGGTGACAGAGCTACGAATTGACCAAGCAAAGTTCTGCGCCGAGGCTACTCAGCGCGTCGAAACCTTAGAGACGTGGAAGAAGGATCAGAATGGCGACATTCGGGCCATCAGGAAAGACCTCGCCGAGTTGAAAGACTCAACGAACAAGTGGCTGGTCGGCCTTCTTACGGCAGTCGTTATTTCGCTGATCCTGCTTGTGGTGAATATCGTCGTCAAGCTGTAGTTGCCGCAGAATTCCGCATTCGTTCTATATTTTTAGCAAACACTGGAGGGCCAGACAGTTTGGCAGTAAATTGTGCCGGGGTTCCCAGCACAATGTCTGCAATGGTTTCTCGGGTATCGCAATTCATGCAGCCTGCACGAGATATCCAGCGACCGGACAAGTAAAATGATCCCCCTCCCAGCGGACCGCGAGAGAAATGAATCGCGATCCCGGAGTTTGCTGCATCTGCAAGTCTCTGCGCGAATTCATCTGCCGAGTTTGTCCACAGAGAAAACTCGAACGGATCAAAAAGATCCCATTTTGGTTTCTTGTAGATTCCCCCAACGAATTCGATCTCTTTCTCGACAGCGTCGGTATGCCAGTTTCCCCACGGGATGCCAGAAAGAAAATCCACGCCACGCAGCTTTGCGCCTCGTTGTTCACGAGGCATTCTTTGCGGCCTTCCGCAGAGCGGATACCTTCATCTTATTCTGCCTGACAGACTCCTCTTCATGCTCGATCTTGGCTTCGAGGTATTCGATCTCAGAGGGGTAAGTATCGAGAACTTTTCCGCATGATTTGCACTTCTTTGAATATCCAGAAGAGAATATATCCCAGAAATTGTAGCCGAATTCTATTTCGCTGTGCGGGCACTCAAGTACCGTGAGTCGCTTTTCGATATTGTCAAGCCTGGTGTTGCGAATTTCCCTTTCAGCCTCTCGGAACCAATCTCCTAATGCCATCATCCACCTCCGCGAACAGTATACCATGCTGCGGAGAAAAGTCAAGTTACCGCGACACGCCAATAGTGGCGCATGGATGCGCCTCACACGCCGCGAGATACTTCTCAATCCAGGGGACGAAAACTTCGTATGTGCCCCATCCGTTTGGCGCGTCATGCTTCTTGAACCGTGCTGGATCAGACTTCATCAGGCCAATCCCTTCGCGGAGTGGGCCGATCAACTGCCCTGCCGTTGTAATCCCGATTTCTTCCGGCCGCCAAAGATGCTCGTAGATCCCAGCCTCTGCCGCCATTTCCCCAAGATTGTGTGTAATGTTTGCGCTGAACACGTCTTCGTCAATTGCAGCGCGACCGCAATGCGGACAGACATCAATCTTCTCATGCAGATATACGTCTAGGCTCATGCGCCACCTCCATGCCTCAGCATAGGCGCGAAAGACGAAAAGTCAAGTGACCGTCCATGCCGAATCCCACGCTAGAGCGCATCGTCACCTCTCGCCGCGCGAGAATGTACCGCGACGCAGAACAGGAGATCGCAGAACTGATGCGCCTCTTGGGCCTGAGTCGCAAGGACGTTCTTGCCCTGCTCAAACAATTAGAGGAAACCGAATCCCGATACGGAGATTTCGGACGGGCGCTACTCCTTCAACAGGCAGATAGGGAAACGGCGCGACTTGATCGCCTCTGGATGGGTCTCTCGGCGGCGTTTGGTTTGGCTGTATCGTCCTCTGTCAACCGTGGGTGGACATTGGGCGTTGAAGCTGCACAAGAGATCGCGGCCCACATGGGCGAGTCTTTAGCCGCGCCGATGGCGTCAACGGCCTCTACAATCGCGCGCAACGCCATTCCTTTTGCCGACAAGGCGACGATGGAGATAGAGTCGCGCATCAGGGGCGAACTCGTGCGCGGGATTCTCGGGCGCGAGGATATGCAGACGCTCACGAAGCGGCTCGTCGGGGCGGGGCTTGGAACGGAGGGCACTCCGTGGAAGTCGGCTGCGGCGAGGGCAGAAGCCGTAATCAACTCTGAGACTTCGAGGGCATACCACGCGGCGCTACAGGATTCTTTCAACCAGGCGTCGTGGGCTGTAGGCTACCAGTGGGTCGTGTATCCAGAGGGGCCTTGGCCGTGTCCCGCGTGCGCCCCAAGGAATGGAGTAGTCTATGCAAAAGGAATGGTGCCTACGATCCCGGCACACCCGAACTGCCGCTGCTCCCTTTTAGTCGTGACGCAGAAGTATGGTTCCTATAATGTCGTAAAAAAATAGGGGCCAGATTTCTCTGGCCCGAGCAAGGGCATGGTGGGTTCCATTTTCGTACTGGCTCACATTTATCTCTTGGATTACAAGACGGCTATGGCTCACATATCGGCTTTGGGATTCAAGAGAGACGTGGCTCGCTCGACTTGTATGGGTTCCAGGGTCTGCTTGGCTCATGCTCCATCCTAGCACGTTCATATCCGATTGTCAAGTTCCGCGCAGGCGGAGGAATAATGCCGTGGTCTAGAAGCATCATCCCAACATCATTTAATGGCCTTAAGGGAGACGATATCTCGCTCGCGATCTCTATTGCGAACGGGGTTCTGAAACAGTGCATTTCAGAAGGCGGTAACGACGCAGACTGCGCCCCCAAGGCAATTCGTATCGCATTGGGCAAAGTGAAGGAGCGAAAGATGAAAGAAAGCGCCGTGGAGGCCGCCGCTACGGCGACTTCTAATGATTCCTATACGATCACCACAAATGCGGACTCTGTCGATGTTACAACGATAGTCGCCGCTCCCGTTTCTGGAGATCATATTGCGACATCGGGATATTCGAGAGTTGTTGAGTCTGCCATTCGAGAGGATCTGTCCTTTGACGTTTCCCTCGATGGAGCGAACATTTCAGAAGAGGATGGTATTGTACGAGTGCCCGCCATTCTTGTTGAGGCGGGGTGGTCTAAAAACAATCGGTACTATAAAACGGCACTGCTTCGGAAGCTAGCCGTGATTTTGGAGGGTGCGGGATCGTTTGATTCCCACCTTGATAAACCGCGCGTCACGGATTACATCGGAGTCCATCGCAACGTCTCTCTCAAGGAGAAAGCCGGTCCGACGGGCCGCGACGCACTAACCAGTAGCTTCGAAATCATTGATCCGCGCTTGCAGCGCCTTGCGCGACACGCACCTCATCTCATCAAACTGTCCATCCAGGGAAAGGGCGACCTTGTGCGCGGAAGCGCGGAGGGCCGTGACGGATGGATTGTCGAAGATGTGGACCCGTCTAGCAACTGGACCTGCGACGTAGTTGTGCGCGCGGGAGCCAGAGGCGGAATTGGCGCGGTGCTCGAAGCGATGGATGAAGGAGCGAGCATGGAGATTACGAGTCTTCAGGATCTTAAGAAGACGTTCCCTGCTCTGCTAAAGGAGTATGCGGACGAGGTTTCCTTGGACGCTACGGCCCAGGCAGAGACGAACGCCTTGAAGACCCAGTTGAAGGAGTCCAACGACGAACTCGCCAATGCCGTCAAGGCGCGAGACGAGGCCACGCAGCGCGTGAAGATTCTTGAGAGCCGCGAGGTTCTTGAGAAGAAGTTGGCCGAGTCGAAGCTCCCCGATGCGTTGGTCAAGCGCGTTCGCGGCCAGTTCAAGGACCGCATCGCCGAAGATGCGGCCATTGAAGAGGCTGTTAATGACGCCCGAGAGCTTGTCAAGGATCTTTCGGCAGAGGTCAAAGTCGAAGGAGTCAAGGAGACCAAGGATATGATTGAAGAGTCCTCGGACGCCGATGCGGACCTGCTCTTCAAGGTTCTTGGAGTCAAGGAAGGTGATGCGTGATGGCCGTCGGGCAGCGCGCACGAAACTTCAAGTTGATTAGTGACGAAAATGTTACTCGGGTGACGATGCTGAATGGTAGCACGGCGCTTGAGGAAGGCGACATGGTGACGATTGCGGGTGGCGTCCTCGTTGAGGTAGCCGACTCGAACACCGTGGGTGCCGTTGGCATTTGCGCTCAGGATATTGCGGCCAGCGTGTATGGAACCGTCTACACGGGCGGAAAGTATACCGGAACCGCCGATACGGGTGTGAACTTCGCGCTCGGCGACAAGGTGTACAACTCCAGCGCGACGAAACTCGACGCTGGTACGGCCAGCGATATTGCAGTTGGAAAAGTTGTTGACGTTGATCCGGCGTCTGCCGGGACTGTTACGTTCTTGCTGTGGTCCGTCCTAAATCAGGACATCACGGCGCACGCTTAGGGGGCCGAACCATGGCTGAAACCATTCTGAAGACCGCTGGTGGCGACGTTCTTGCTCCAGATTCGTCTACGAGTATTGGTGAGAAGGGCATGGCTCAGTTTTCTGGCCGTACCCGTGTACAGCTTTCGGAGGACGGGCGAGATTTCCTCAAGATGCTTGAGAAGCGCCCTGGACTGAAGGCGACGACCCCGGTTTCGCAGATTCGCGAAGCTGTTGGGGCGGATGCGTTTGATTCTCTGACCCTTGACCGCATCTATAAGTCGATGCTCAAGGGATACAATGACTATACCCCGCAGTGGGAGAAGTTGGTTTCCAAGCGGACGCCCGTGAGCGATTTCCATACTCGCTATGGCATGATCCACAGCGGGTTCGATCGCCTGTCCGAAGTCAAGGCGAAGATGCCGTATCCCGAGATGGAATTCTCGGACGATTCGATCTCGTGGACTCCTGCGAAGTACGGCGGACTCTACGGGTACTCGTTTGAGGCTTCGACGTATGACAGCCTTGGCTTGCTGGATGACGTTTCGGCAAAACTTGGCGCTGCTGCGCGACGCACGCTCGACTACTACTTCTTCTACACGCTACTTGACGCGAACCCGGTCTCTTACGACGGGTCCAACAACCTGTTCGGCACGCACGGTAGCTCGGCTGGGCAGTTCGCGAACACCATGACGACGAATGGGATGACGATGGCGCTCTTGGAGACGGCCTACACGACCATGCTCCAGCAGACGCAGCTTGACTCGTCCTCGACGTTCACGGATACGAACTACATGCCCGCTCAGTACATTCCGAAGTATCTGGTCGTTCACCCCGCGAATAGCCTGCTGGCGAAGCGCCTCCTCAAGAGCGCGAACTATCCTGGCAACGCGAACAACGACGTGAACGTGCTGAATGGCGAGCTTGAGCTTATCGTTACTCCGTTCATCACCTCGGCGCACTGGTACATGATCGCCGATCCGGCGACTGCCAATACGTTCGAGGCTGGGCTTTGGGGCGGCAACGCGGCTCCTGAGTTGTTCTATGAACCTGCGAACACGGGTCACAACTTCGCATTCGATGAGATTCGGTCGAAGATCCGAACCATCTTTGGCGGAGCGGCCCTTGATCCTCGCTCGTTCATTCTTGGGGCTACGGCCTAGCGCGGGCCACCGGGGGCGGGTGCTCTTCACGCCCCCTTTGACCCCGCCCCCATCTTCCTTTGGAGGAATGATGAAAAAGCGACTTGTTTTGTTCACGCTCCTATTGCTCCTCCCGCTTGTGGCCTACGCAACGGAATTCACAAATTTCTCTAATCTTGCGTTTGATGGCTATTTCGCGGTTGGTTCAATTGGGAACGAAGTTACGATTTTTGATTCGACTGGTGCCTTCACGATGCCGGATGACATCGACTTGTCGTTTGGCGGAACGGGGAAACCGGTCTCTATGGAGTGGACAACGGCCGACGCCAACGCGAACTGTCTGATTGTCGATCTGCCGGCTGGCGGATTAGTTGATGTCCCGGTGTTCGGAATTGCGTCGGCGGACTCTGACTTCGGGTACTTCAACGGGGTTGTTGAGCCGACGTTCTTCGTTGAGAACCTGGCGGCCTCAAGTTACGTGGCGCTGGACTTCTCTGCGACGACGCTGGCTGAATTGAAGACTGGCGGATCTGCCACGCAGCTTTCGATTACATCGCCAATCCTCATCAATACGGGCTCATCGTCCATCACGGATTACACGCCGAGCCGGGTAATCGGGTACGACGCCGGAGCCTCGATGACGATTGCCGTCACCGATACGACGGGCGCGGTTGCCATCACGCACACGGGAAGCGGCAAGGCCGTCACCTGGACTACGACGGGCGGCTTCGACTTCGTTGGGGCTATGGCGGCTGACGCGGTGACGGTATCGGACGTTCTCACGTTCTCTGACGCCGGGACCATCGACAACACGGACGCTACTACCCTGACTCTCACCGAAAGCACGGTAGCAATCGTCGGCGAGGCGACGGTTAGCCTTGACGTAGATATCAAGGGCGGAGACATCAAGAATACCACGGCGGGCGGGGGTATCGACTTCAACCCGACGATGGCGACCGCAGGAACAGGGACGAATGTTGTCCAGATTACTACGACTCAGCCTACGCACACCTCTGGAACCCCGACCGATATCTGGTTGGACTTCAATCCGACGTTTGGTGTCAATACAGTGTCAGCTACAGCGAACCTGATTGACATGACGTTTACGACGCCGAATTGGGCTACTGGTGGCGCGACGAGCGCGTGGCGCGGGATCTATCTCGCCCCGACGATCGGAAACGCCTCGGCTGGAACCAACTCTGTCAACCTGATTGAGGTTGCTGCGATTACTGGCGATGCGTCGGTTGGACTGTCCGCAGTCACAATCGGGGCTTTGACAGGTACGGGCGCAACTGAGAATGCGGTTGTGATTGGCGCTGGATGGGATGCCGGTATCTCGAATGCTTCTCCGTACTCTTCGACGAGCACGTTGAGCGCCGAGGACATTGCATCGACTGATGATGGCGATATCAACGACACACTGACGGTTGGCGACCTCGTGATTGACGAGGCAGTTGGTACGCTGGCCTTTACTGCTGCGACTTCGGCAACGATTTCTACGGCAACGGCTGGCGTCGGACTTGTCATTGATTCCCTTGACGCGGCGGCTGGGTCGAACATGACCTACGCCTCGATCACGGGCAGCGTTCCGGTTCACGCATCCGGCACGCCGACGAACATCTTCCTTGACATCACGCCGACGTTGGGCATTGGCACGGTCACGAGCACGACGAACCTGATCGATCTCACGTTCTCCTCGCCCGCTTGGGCGACGGGTGGGGCGACGAGCGTCCTGCGCGGTATGTACCTCGCGCCGACGATTGGGAACGCATCTGCTGGAACGAACTCCGTAGCACTGATTGACGTAGCCGCCATCACGGGCGACGACTCGGTCAACATCTACGGAATCCGCGCTGGCGCAATGACCGGCGGGGCTGGCGTGGAGGACTTTATCTCCATCGGCGCTGGCTGGGACCACGGCATCGACTCGGCGAGTCCGATTCAGGGAACTAGTTTTGTTGTTGACGATGGGGATGCTGACGTAACAGTCGATTCTGATAACCAGACGAATGCTGCGGCGGCCATCAACATCCCGGACTTTGGTGATGCAACGGCGGACTTCCTCGTGACGAACACCTTTACCACGGCCCTCCCGTTCGCGGGCGGGCTGCGCGGTGAGGATACGGACGGAGCGGGGACGAACGGCGGCGGACTAGTCGGCGGAGTGCCCGATATCACGACGCATACCTATACGAATGCCACGGATGATGTATTCGTGCTCGTTTATGACTCCGGAACGACTACCTGGGATGCGCTGGCTACGTCGGCGTTGCTGACGGCTGGCGCTGATTGGGCGGCCAACTACCAGTTGCTGCCGGATGCGGACGCCGAAGGGGCGGGAGACGCCTTTGCTATCGGATTCGCTACGCCATTCTGCGAGGTCGTGTTTGATGATCTGGCAACGGCTGCGGGCGCTGTGGCGACCTGGGGTGGAGATGGCGGCAAGTGGCAGTATTCGACGGGCGCTGGAACGTGGTCTGACTTGACCGTGTTCGACAACACGGACTCGACGGCCTTCGATGGCCTGCGTAGCCTACAGCGATCTGGCGCGATTACTTTCGTGCCACCGGCTGACTGGGTCACGGCTGCCTATGACGGCGTAACGAAGTATTGGATTCAGTACGTCATCACCGCCGCTCAACTCACTCAGACCCCGCTCATTGACGGAACAAACTACGACGAGCCGTTTGTGGCAGTCCCGAACGCCGACACCTTCTCTGCTCCGTTCAAGCTGGAGATCGCGAAGGTGCGCGTGACGAACATGGGGCTGACGGTGCATGACCAGAATATCGTCTTCATCGTCGGCAACTTTACGGACGGCGTATTCTCTGCGGCTCAGACCTGGACAGCGTCTCAACTGAATGACAAGTTCACGCTGGCCTCGGCCATCGCCGCCGATCCGGGCGACCTCATCGGAATCTGCATTACGAACGATACAGGTTCAACGGTGAACCCGATCTGGATGACCGAATTCGAGGTCACTTACGAGGACTAGCACCTAACTGGACGGCCCCGTTCTTCGGGGCGGGGCCGCTCCATCTTCTCGTTTAGTGTCACTATTCGCTAAGACGATGGCATTTGGTTAAAGGAGCCTCTATGGCCGACTTTGCTGGCAAGATGAGGAGTTATTTCGCGACGAGTAGCAGCACGGCCTCAAGCGGCGCTGGCAGGCTATGGGGCTACACCGCGACTGGGGATGGCACTGCGGCGACCGTCACGTTTCTCGATGGCGGATCGGGCGGGACGACGATCTGGAAGGATGCAATCCCGGCTTCGGCGAACGCATCGACGAGTTTTTCTTTCCCGCAGGGATTGGACTACGGGACGGATCTCTACGTTACATTGTCGCACGTTTCTAACATCTCAGTCCTGATCGAATAGCGGGCGGTGGTCGAAATTTCCTTCACGTATTCAGTTACTACGGCAAGAGGCCAGACACGCCTTCTCGTCTCCGACACGTCGGCCACTGGATATACGTGGGAGGACGCGGAGGTTGACGCCGCATTGTCTCTGGCGACCGACAATGTATTCGACGCTGCCGCCATTCTTCTCGATAGCGCGAGGGCGAGCTTCAAGAAGATGATCTCTGTGCGCTTGTTTGGCGAGGTGTCTGTGAGCGCGACGGAACAATCTAATGCGTTGCAGGATTTGGCGAACCACTACCGCGAGATTGCGAGATGCGATGCGCAAATGCAGATGACGCAACTGCAACTGAAGATTGACAAGTATGGCCGCGACTCAACGGACTACGACGACGGGAACGAGACGAGTAGCGCGAATTTCGAGGACTACTCAGAGGTTGATTTCAGGACATGAACACCCTCGTAGACGCTTCTGGTCCTGCTGCGCTGGCGCAGCTTCGTGCTGCGGCAGTTACTCTTGGGTGTACTGAATACATCGCGCCAGCAACCGTCACGTACTATCGCGGGCCGAAGACTCAGACATACAATCCGGATACTGGGCTGGGGACAGCGACATGGACCCAGACAGCTTCTATTACCGACGCATTGGTTGGCCACTTCAACTGGAACGTCATCGCCAACGTGCAGAATGTCGAGTCAACGGACATCCAGCTTCTGATTAGGCAAGCGGACATAAGCGCGGCCCCAACAGACGATGACGAGTGTTCATACAACAGCCAGACGTACAAGTATGTCGGACACAAGGCGGCGGTTGACCTCTACCTCGTCCACTTCAGGATCAAGCAGGGGGCAGCGTAGCTACATTGTAATCCACCCCATGTTCAGCGCGAACAGGAATGCGTTTAGTCCAGCGAGCAGAAGATCCATAAAGCCAAGCGATATTGCGCCGAAGTTTGACTCACTGACACCGATGTAGAACATCACAATAGACATAATCGAAATCTCGGCGAACGCGAACGCCGAAAGCGCCAATGCGAAGATGTGCATTACCGCACCTCCTTATCGTCACTCTAGCACATCCCTAACCAATAGTCAAGAGGCTAAATGTCCGACATGGGCGTCAGCATCAAGATCCCCGCATCCCTGCAAGCAGTCATCGCCGCGAACATCACGGCGAAACTGCAAGAGAATCTTGTCGCTGCGGCAACGGACTTGATGCTCGCCGCTCGCGCGAATGCCCCTGTAGACACCGGGCACTTGCAGAGGAATATCCACGCTGTTCTTCCTGGGCAACAGGATGCTGGGACTCCAGAAGTTGAGGCCATCCCTGGCCTATTGGCTGGGCCGGGGCAGGCATTCGTTATTGCAAAGACGCACCGATCAGGGGACAAGAATGGTACCACAGAACGCGACAGGGGCGACTACGCCTTCTATCAGGAGTTCGGCCCCGCATCGGCGGCAGACCCGAACGGGCGACACTTCATGCTCAAGGCCATCGAAGAAGTAGACGGCAAGTATCCTGGCGTCAAAATCGGCGACATCGTGGCGGGATGATATGGGCGTAATCCAGCGACAGATCAAGGCTAAACTCTTTGACAAGTACAATGCCGACACGAGCGGCTTCAAGTCTGCCATCAATGGATTCTACTTCTACAAAGCGCCGGATGGAGTCACGCAAGACAACTACCCCATTATTCTCTACAGCATCATTACAACGTCTTCCGAGCTAACCTTTAACAAAGGGGCAGTTCCTTCGACCGAGACGCCGCTTATCGAGTTCAAGATCCTCTCGAAAAACGTCATCTCGACCGAAGCAGAAGACATACTAGAAAAGCTCCAAGCTGTGTTCGACGGGGCCAGCCTAACCCTTTCCGGTTGGCGCGTGCGCGAACTGCGGCGCGAGCTAAGGAACAGTATCACTGGGCCTTATGTCGATGAGTTCGGCATCTGGAACATCAACGCCCTTTACCGGGCGGTTTGTGATAAATCATAAGGAGAGGCTATGGCAATTACGCCTCCGGTCAGCGGTATTGCTGGCGCGTTCTACCTTGTAACTAGCGGTGGAACGATTGGAGAAATTGCCAACATTAGGTCTTGGAGTATCGACCTCACGGCAAATGAGGTTGACGTTTCCGGATTCAGCGGAAACGGATGGGCCGACAGTGTTGGCAGCCTGAAGAAGTGGACGGCTACTGTCGAGGGATCGTGGAACTATAGTGCGACCTCGGGCATGGACGATGTTTGGGACAGTTTTGGCGACTATGTCGATGTGCGATTCTACATTGACCAAGCCAATACTGCATACTTCAGCGGGACTGCGGCTGTTGTGGGGCTGACTCCGTCTACGGCGGTTGACGCCGCCGCGACGTTCTCGGCGACGCTCTCTGGCATGGGCGCTCTGACCTACAACACGGCTTAGGAGGAAACTATGGCATTCGCGCCTCCGGTCAGCGGAATCAATGGCGCTTTCTACCTTGCCGATAGCGGCGGCACTCCCGCCGAGATCGCGCATATCCGTTCCTGGTCGATTGACATTACGGCCAACGAGGTCGATGTCTCGGCGTTTAGCGGGAACGGGTGGGCAGAGAGCGTTGGAAGTTTGAAGAAGTGGACGGCGACGGTTGAGGGACAATGGAGTTACAGCGATACGTCCGGCTGCGATCTCCTGTGGACTCAATTCGGCGACGAGGTTGAAGTTAGATTCTATGTAGATGACGGCAATGCTAAGTATTTTTCGGGGAGTGCAATTGTAGTTGGGATTACTCCCTCCACTGCCGTTGATGCGGCGGCCACGTTCTCGGCAACTCTGTCGGGAGTCGGGGCGCTGTCTTACACGACGTAACCAATTCGCTGGCGGGGACAGGAATGTTTCCGCCAGCATCAACTATTCTTCCCGCGTCTCTTTCTCGCAATCCGAGAAGTAGATGACGAGGCGCACGATATGCCCTCCACGATTGTAGTCGGCATATACTGGATAGACTCCGTCTCCATAGCCTGATTCCGCGACTGTGCAATATGTAGAGCCAATCTTGAGCCAGCCTCCTCTATCTGGGCGGCTTCCGCTTTCGCGACATGCTCCATCGTATGAGAACTCATGCGTTCGTCCTGGCCCGTCGCTATATTCATGGTCAACCCACGAATCAATGTTGGCGGGATCGCAAATGATGACCTGCCCAGTGTCGACTCCGACTTCTCCGATCTGACTGCGCCTCACAATCTGTTCTGGCATTTCATCCTCCTAGATTTCTAGTCTATCACGTTTCGCATTGATCGTCAAGGCCAACTAAAGGGGGCCAAATGAGCGACCGACCTTCGATCTACCTTGCATCTCCAAACACGAACTGGCTTCATGCCGCTCTCGTTTCGCGCCTTATGCAGTGGCTCGTAACCGGGAAGGCTTCTTGGAGATTGAACTTCAAGATGGCGACTCCGCATCACAGAGTCCGCAACGCGCTCCACAAAGACTTCGTCAAGTTTGACAAGGAATTTCATTTCACACACGTCTTGTGGGTTGACTCTGACACCATCCCGCCATTGAACGGCCTAGACAAACTGCTAGAGGATGACAAGGACATTGTCTCCGGCGCGGTTACAAACTGGAAGCGGTGGGGACCGCAGCCCGTGGCCTGGTCAAGATCAGAGGGCGGCTACCTCGTTCTCCCGCCGCCGCAGTGGAACGGACTCCAGAAGGTAGACATTGGCACTCTAGCGTTCTGCCTTATGAAGGCTGACGTATTGCGGCAGATGCCTCCAGGTTGTTTCTATTGGCTTGAAACAGATGAGTGGAAGACAGACGGGAAGAGCGAAGACACCGTTTTCTTCGAGCACGCCCAGGACGCCGGATTCGAGGCATACGTTGACTTCGATGTCTGGTGCTCGCACGTCAAAGAGCTTGACATGATGGACGTTATGAAGCTGATGTCGCCAGACAGGGACGAGATCCTGAAGATGTTCCTAGAGGGCGACGACATCGAGGCCGGTGACGCAAAGTGAGAGTGCAAATCTCGACATGCGTCCACCAGGACAATCCGAAGGTGCTAGAGACGTTCCTTGAGGGCCTCGCGTGGCAAGATCGAACAGGGATTGATGTCAGTTACGCCTTTGTGCTGCACAATCCTCTCGGCTACGAAGAAGAGATGATGCGCCGCATCCTCGGCGATGTGTATACCGAGGTCTTGACGACCGAGTCCGGCCCGGCCAAGAGAGGGCGCTTTACGCACTTCTGGGGCGACAATACAGTCAGTATCGTGGCCTCGGCCAAGAACAGGCTAATCGAGAAGGCGAAGGCCGATGGCGTTGACTACATCTTCTTCTGCGATTCTGACCAAGTTCTCCAGCCGCAGACGCTACAGAGGCTCATCTCGCTAAATGAAGACATCGTTGGCGAGATCATGTGGACGAAGTGGCGTCTAAATGAAGGCGAGCGACCGAACGCCTGGGACTTCAACGAGTACGAGTTCCGGCACGGGAAAGAGGAAGTCTTGCGTTCTCCTGGCGTGTATGATGTCGGCTTCATCGGGGGCTGCCTGCTCGTCTCTCAGAAGGTATTACAGGCCGGGGTAAACTACTGGCCGGTTCCCAACCTGACTTACTGGGGAGAGGATCGCCACTTCGGGGTGCGCGCTGCGGTGCATGGCTTCCAAATGAAGATCGATACAACGCTACCGCTGTACCACATCTATCGAGACGAGGATCTTGAAGGGCTTGAGGGGTGGAAACGATCGGTTTCCTAAAACCTCATGTCGTTGTCTACCATCGCAATCACAATGCACATAAACAGAACCCCGATACCTAGGAAT